CATTGAGTTATACAAGCCTGGCGTCTCTATAAAAGAGATTGCTGAAAAACTAAATGTCGGTCATTCACAGTTGTGTGCTCAATTTAAGAATCTGGGGATAGAAATACACCAGACTGTTGGACAACAACAAATTTATGATTTTATAAAAAGTATTTATTCCGGTGATGTGATTTTTAATGATAGGAAAATATTAGATGGAAAAGAAATTGATATTTTTATTCCAGAATTAAATGTCGGGTTTGAGTATGACGGAATATTCTGGCATTCACAGGATTCGGCAGGAAAGATCGACTATCATGCAAAGAAAGATTCGCTCGCTCAATCAAAGGGCATAAAACTATATCATATATTAGATATAGAGTGGAAAACTATGAAAGAATTGATAGAATCAAGAATATCATCTATAGTAGGAACAAATAAAACTATATACGGCAGAAAAACAACTATAAAGATATTAGAAAGAAAAATTGCACACCAATTTTTTAATGAGAATCATATACAAGGTAATGCAGGTGCATCTATCTATGTAGGATTAGAATTTGATGGAAATATAGTAGCGGCGATGTCATTTGGAAAATCCAGATATAATTCAATTCAGTTCGAACTCATCCGTTTTTGTAATGCCAAAGGACTATCGGTGGTAGGTGGCGCCTCGAAACTCTTCAAATATGCAGTAAAACATTTGAATGCTACAGAAATAATTTCATTCTGTGATATACGATGGGGGACTGGCAAAGTATATGATAAACTCGGATTTAATCATATCAGAGATAATGGACCGTCTTACATTTACACCAACCGATACCGAACCTTAGAGAGCAGGATTAAATACCAAAAACACAAACTGGAGAAATTATTGCCCATTTTTGATAAAAATATTTCAGAATGGGAAAATATGAAGAATAACGGATTCGATCGTTATTGGAATTCCGGCAATGCAGTTTATATATGGACAAAACCTGTTGACGCAATAGAGTAGACATAATATAATATACACATAGCAAGATTTTTTTAACCCCAAAGGAGTATTTTACAAATGGCTACACTTGACACACACCGGACTGAGCGACCACGTGACGTTCGCACACTGCTTACTCGTTGCATGAAGGTTGGTCGCCCTGCGATGATATGGGGACCTCCCGGTATTGGCAAGTCTGAACTGATTGCGGAAATTGGTGCTGATACCAATCGCCCAGTGATTGACATGCGTCTGCTCTTGCTTGAGCCGACCGACTTGAAGGGCATTCCTTACTTCGATCCAGAAACGAAGAAGATGAAGTGGGCTCAGCCTGCCGATCTTCCTGCAGAAGATTATCTGTCTAATGCAATCCTGTTCTTGGATGAAATCAACGCTGCTCCAGCAAGTGTGCAGGCCGCAGCTTATCAGCTGATTCTTAATCGGCGCGTTGGCGAATATCACTTGCCGAAGGGTGTGTCGATGGTTTGCGCTGGCAACCGCGACAGTGATAAGGGTGTTACCTATCGTATGCCCAGCCCGCTTGCGAATCGTTTGGTCCACGTTGAAATGGCTGCAAACTTCGAAGACTGGCAAAAATGGGCAATTGGCAACCGTGTCCACGCTGACGTGGTTGGTTTCTTGTCGCATCACAAGCAAAAGCTCTTCAACTTCGATCCGAAGAGTCCGGACAAGGCATTTGCTACACCGCGTAGCTGGGTGTTCGTTGGTCAGCTGATTACAGACGATCTTCCAGAGTCGATGAATACTGCATTGGTTGCAGGTACGGTTGGCGATGGTTTGGCAACTGAATTTAGCGCACACCGTAAGGTTGCTGCTCGTATGCCAAAGTCGGAAGACGTGCTGATGGGCAAGGAAAAGGGCTTGAATGTCAAGGACCTGAGCGCTATGTACTCGCTGACTATTTCCATGTGCTACACGCTCCAGGAATGGGTTGCAAAGGCAAAGGGCAAAGAAGACGGCTTTGGGATGAATGAATGGCACGAATGTGTTGATCACTTCTTCACATACATGATGGATAACTTCCAGACTGAAATGATTGTGCTGGGTGCTAAGACTGCGCTTCGCGACTATGCGCTGCCAATCAACCATCGTCAACTGAAGACGTTTAAGGGCTTCCACGAAAAATATGGGAAATATATTTTAGAGGACTGAACTTCCATCCAAATAATTTTCTTTAATTTCGCCCATATTATAAATAATATGGGCGTTTTCTTATCTAAATTATCAACAAATCCATGATAATTTAGATAAATACATTATAAGAGAGGATACATATTATGGTTGAAAGAATATTAAAAAATCACAGATGTGAAAATACAAAATGTGAAAATATTTCTGCCAAAGACAAATACGGAAATTATAAACGATATTGTTCAGATGAATGTAAGATAACTCATCGACTAATCAAATTCAAGAACACATATGCCAACAAAGATATTGAAGCTATAACAGCAAAACGAAAAGCGAGCAACATTGTAAAATACGGGGTAGGCAATGTAGCACAGACAGATTTTGTGCGGGATAAGTTGCGGATTACTACAACGGCCACGGTAGATATTCGAACAGCTAAAACTATAGAGACCAATCTATCAAATCATGGCGTAGCATCTACAAATTCTATTCAATCAGTAAAAGATAAGAAGAAAGAATCCTTTATGGAAAAATATGGAGTAGATCATCAACTAAAGATTCCGGAAGTTGCCGCATCGGTTGCAAGAAAGAATAAAGCGAATTCGGTTGAACGATTAGGTAAGGCGAAAATTACAAACATAGAAAAATATGGTTGCGAGAATCCATCTTCGAATATGGATGTAAAACAAAAGAGAATCGATACAATGCTTGAACGATTTGGTGTAGAAAATGCTTCACAGAATGCTGAGATACATCAGAAGAAAATGAGAACATCGTATAAAACGAAGAAATTCATATTCCCTTCAGGACGAACAGAAATGGTACAAGGATACGAACCACAGGCACTGACAGAACTATTAAAGACATATCATGAAGATGATATTATAACTAATACGTTACACATACCTAGAATAAAATATATAGGATTAGATAATAAGAATCATTACTATTTCCCCGATATCTATATACCTAAGAAAAATTTAATAGTCGAAGTAAAAAGCTTATATACATATTCAAGTCGTGTGTCTTGGTTAAATACGAATCTATTAAAACAACAGGCAAGTGTTGACGCAGGATATGATCATAATTTTATGATTATGGGAAAGAAATAGACAGCAAATATCACTTGATTCTTTCTATAAATCTGTTATAATACGCTCATGGCACGCTATACATTAAAGACTTTCTATGGTACAGAGCAAATCGAACGCTTTGACCATAGAAATAGCGTTAAGTTGCGGAGTATCCTTTCTCATCCAAGATATGACCGCGCTGGCCAGACTGGACCGTTTGGTGAAGTAATAAAGCATCCAGACAGATTTGAAATATTTGATTCTTTAATGGAAAAGATATTTCAGGGCAACATTAAAGAAACTCAAGTCTTTATAAGGAGCATATAATGGAATACACAATAATTGATGGCAACGATAAGGGTGCATTTATCGACAATATAAATACTCTCCTAACTTATGGATGGGTATTACACGGCAGTACATTCATGACAACCGTTGTACTTGGAAATAATGGCGTGACAAAATATTCTCAAGCACTTGTTCGTGCGCGTACATGAGTTGTTTCCTGTAGACAATTTGTCCGCATAAGTGTATAATATAAGCTATAAAGGAACAAATATGGCAGCAAATAACTCTCCCGAAGCAGTCTTGGAACAAATTATCCGAGCACGTATTTCACTGCTTCTCCAACAACCATTTTGGGGCACCTTGGCTACTCGGTTGATCCTTAAGGACGCGACAGATGAAAAATGGTGCAAAACTGCTGGCACTGATGGCCGTTACTTCTATTACAATAGAGATTTCATTAGTAAGCTGAACAAGGCTGAATGTATTTTCCTTGTTGCACACGAAGTTGAGCATTGTGTTTATGACCATATGAGTCGTCGTGGTAGTCGTAAGCCCAAGATGTGGAATGCGGCGGCAGACTTTGTTATTAACTACGAACTTCACGAACACAATGTTGGCAAGCTTCCGAATCCAAAGACATCTGGTGTTACTGCCTGTTTCGATGCAAAGTACAAAGGTATGTTTGCAGAAGAGGTATATGAGCTGTTAGAAAAGGATCCAAACGCCAACTGGCCAGAGTTCGACGTTCACTTGTGCCCAGGCGATGGCAAAGGTGAGCCGATGACAGAAGAAGAGCGCCGTGGTTTAAGTGATGAAATTCGCAATGCTGTTATGCAGGCCGCTAAGGCTGCTGGTGCAGGCAATACACCACTCGGTGTTAAGCGTATGCTCAAAGACTTAGTTGAACCGCAGATGGATTGGCGTGAAATCTTGAATATGAAGATTCAATCTATGCTCAAGAATGATTTCACATGGAGTCGTTGTTCGCGTAAGAGCCAGGCAAGTGGTTTCTATCTTCCGGGCATGAAGGAAGATGTAAAGGTTAAGGCAGCAGTCGCAATCGATTGTTCGGGCTCCATGGGAGATGATATGCTGCGTGACTTGCTTACCGAAACCAAAGGTATCATGGAACAATTTGCAGACTTTGATCTGGAAGTTTGGTGTTTTGATACAAAGGTTTATAACTACCAAAAGTTCACACCCGAAAATCTCGACGAGATTGACGAATATGAAATTAAAGGTGGCGGCGGTACTGATTTCGTGTGTAACTGGACATTCATGAAGGATAATGACATTCAACCTGAACGCTTCATTATGATGACTGACGGTTATCCATGTGGTAGCTGGGGTGATGAGAACTGGTGTGATACGTTGTTCCTTATCCATGGCGATACACAACGTCGACTGATTGCTCCGTTTGGTATGACAGCATGGTACGAACCGGATAGTCATAGCCCTAAGGGTAAACGATGAAAGCACTACTGGCGGCATGCTTATTGGTGCCAGTATTGATGGCATGTACTGAGAAACAGGATGTACCACCACCAGCTGTGGTTGCTGTGGTAGCAACACTTCCTACCATAGAAGAGGGTGTAATCGCCGTTGTGCGGGGCCATCCTCATTCTACTAAGGTTTGTCATGAACCAGCATTTGCAGGATATTTCATCCACTACAAAGAGAAAGTGGATGGGGCACCCGAGGATGATCATTTTCACGGGTGGTATATTGTGCAGAATATGAAGTTTTATAAATCATCAAACAACACATGGTTCATTGGTGATAATGAAGCAAAAGATTATGTTGTTGTGTACCCAGACATAACGGGATTGACTTGTAAGGATCAATAACTAGCCGTTAGATTCGCATAAAATGTGCGAATTACAGCATAATCTAATAGACAACAACACAAGGCAGCTGACAATATATTAGGCACAAAATGAACAATTATTTACTACCGACAGACGAAAACTTTGTAGAAGATATAGCAAAAGCTATTGCTAGAAGTATACTTCTAGCAGATGCTGATGTTGTTGTGGATGAGATGTTAGGTGATGGTTTTGATATCGAATCCGCATTGGAAGAGGTTATAACTCCTATCTTTGAACAGATGTGGCAGGATAATTCCAGAAATAGTCAGTACCAACGAAAGATGTATAGAGAAGATGCTCGTGTAGCAATCTCCGCCATAAACCTAAAGTTACTCACGATGGTAGAGTAGGGAGATAAATACATCAATGAGGCCCATTGATGACTAATTCCCTATTCTTTAAAATCAAAGATAGCGTTGACATAGATAAACATAAACTACTCGAACTTTTCTTTAAAGACTGGGTAGATGATTCGTGTGAAAATCAGGTCCATTATAATATCGAAAAAGATGTAAAGAAAGATTGGGAACCCGGAATGGTTCACTATCAAGAGACATTTCGCGTAGATTTCGAAAGGCGAGAAGATGCTGTGGCCATGTGCCTTAAAGGTGTCCCGCAGGAATTTCAAAAATATTTGGAAGTAGTTAAGCAGATTGCTTGAATTTACACTTATCACCGTGCCATCGTGAGTAGTTTCCTGTATTAAATTCTTTATTACAATGTTCGCATGTTTTCATAGTAGAATTCATCTGTGGAGCAGCATATAATATAGAGTCAGGATTGGCCTTACATTTATCTCCATGCCATTTCGCATGATTCATGATAGATATTTCTTTATTACAGAATTCACATTCAATCTTTGGTTTAGGAATATTTTTTTGCCATTGAGCCATTTTTTCTTTAGTCTCATTAGTGCGGGTGCCGTTTGATACACCTGTTCTAGATTTAGATATCTTATCCTTCGTTGATTGCGATCTTTTCTGTCTTAACTTTTCTTTGGTCTCTTCGAGCATAGGCCCTTTAGGAATATTTTTCTGTTTAACAGATATTTTATCCTTTTGTTCCTGTGGCATTACTCTATTCAAGTTTGGGCCGGGCCTCTCTTTATTTGCCTTTATCATATTCTGCCGTAATATCTCATATACTCGTCCGGTAGGTTTATATCTTTGTATTCCTTTACACATCATATAAGAAGCATACCACATGCTTCTGCGGGACTTACCCTCAACCATTCTTGTCAATAAAAGATGGCATATGAAATGTTCTTTTGCGGTTAATATAACAATATTCGCAGGATCGTTTGTGCCCTTTAATGATTTTGGGATTATATGATGTTTTTCTGTATAAATACTAGAAGATAGTTCTCTTGACTTTGCCCGAAGTATTATGCTATTATAGCATATAGTGTATTTATTATCTAAAAACATATCAGAATCCCTTAAAACATAACATATTTATCATCGGAGTAGCTTTTGGACACTTTAATATTAAACGCTGATGGCATGCCCTTGTCGCATGTACCATTGTCTGTCATAACATGGCAGGTAGCGATGCGACTTATGTTCCTGGATAAGGTACGGGTATTAAAGACCTACGATGAATGGATAGTTAGATCGCAATTTTTGGAAATGAAGGTCCCATCTATCGTTATCATGACTGAACAAGTTAAGTGGAGTAAGACACTCAAGTACAGCAGAGCCAACGTGTACCTGCGCGATGACTTCACATGCCAACTTCAGACTACTGGTCGTTGTAAGGATGCTCATGGTAAGGTAAAGCTAACTGAATTGACTCTTGACCATGTGGTCCCAAAATCGCATGGTGGTAAGACCAATTGGTTAAATGTAACTACTTCCTGCAAGACCTGTAATAGTGATAAGGGTGCTGACCATACGGTTATTCCAAAAAAGAAGCCGCATAAGCCGACCTATTACGAAATCTTAGCTAAGAGAAAGACATTGCCAATTCACATCCGTGATGAAGAATGGAAATTCTACTTAGATTGGCCAGAACACCTGGTTAAAGTTTTGCCGCAACCAACCGGCCCTGCAAGTTAGATACTAGCTAACTGCTCCTAGAAAAGCACCTTCGGGTGCTTTTCTTTTGGGTAAATACTATATGAATTATATACAAATATATGAAAATCTAATAGATAGGGCACAACATCGTCTCCTGGAAGGCTATGTTGAACGTCATCATATAGTCCCTAAATGCCTACAAGGAACAGATGATTCTATAAACATAGTTTCTCTTACTCCTGAAGAGCATTATCTAGCCCATTTATTACTCATAAGAATTCACCCTCATGTAAAAGGATTATTATATGCCGTAAAGCTAATGTCTGGTCAGAGTAATAATAAGAAATATGGGTGGGTTAAACGACGTTTATCTAAAACTGGATTTACTCAGGAACATAAGGATAATCTATCCAGAGCGCAGAAAGAAAAAGCCGATTCCAGAACCTTAGAAGATATTAAAGCAAGATGGGCTAAAGGGGAGGCTAAACGTCAATTGAAGAAAGATTCTGCTATTATAACTGCACTTATCTACGCTATAACCTAAAAATCGTCCAATAAATTATCAATAAAGTGTACGAATCTTAATCTATATGGTAAATATCTGCGTATAGAATTGCTCTTACAACTAAACCATTTTAACGGAGAACAACAATGGCAAAAGCAAACAAGAAAGTGGCAGCACCAGCAGCAGCAGTAGAAGTACCTGTGGCAGAAACTGCACCAACAACAACATCAGTAGAACCAGTTCAGCTTACAATTGCTGATCTACAACTATTGGCTCGCGTGGTTGATTTGGCATCACGCCGCGGCGCATTCCAGGCTGGTGAATTATCACAAGTCGGTGACGTATTCAACAAGCTATCAGGCTTCCTAACATATGTAGAAAGCACACAGAAAACAGAAGAAGCTTCAGCAGAAGCGCCAGTAGAAGCACCAGCAGCATAATTAAAGGGGCTTCGGCCCCTTATAAGGAGGGCTTATGGCCATAGAAAACTTAAAGAAGCACGCCGGGCAGCTTTTAAATACCGGAGTCCGTGTAGCGGTAGTATTTAGAAAACTTCCTAACGATGAAAACAATTGTTTAATCGTTGAGACAGAACGCTTACCAGACAGCTATCACGACTACTTAATCCAATGCTTAAATAGCAAAGAAGCTGTAGAAACAAACGACTTCTACGAAGTATTAAATCGTAGAACTTTCCCAGATGGTTTGAATTGCTTAACAGCACTCCACCAACGCGGATTTTTGCGTAAGGAACCTGTAACTAACATTACAATGCTTCCTTTACCTGGTCAGGCAGTTCCTTTAGCACTTATTAATGCAACTATTGACAAGAAGGTTGATGAATATGTAGCTAGACAGAATGCTATGGCGTCACCTACTGTTGCTGAAACAGTAGCTCAAGCACAGAAGCAGAATCCGGTAGAAGTTGCTAAGGGTCTTATCATCCAGGCAGAACTATTAGAAAAAGATGCTGCTGCGAAGCGTGAAGAAGCATACGCACTCGATCCTGATTCAAAACCGGGTAAGGGTCGCCCTGCACTACCATCTGATGTTAAAGCTGTGAAGCTTGAAGAACAGAAGACCAAGCGTCGAGAACGTGATCAACGAAACGCCGCTGAAGCCAAGGTAGAAAAGAAAGAGGCAGTCATTGATGCTAAGGTAGCAGCAAAACTCAAACGAGATGCTGCTCGGGTAGCGGCTACCAAGTAAATCTTATCATAAAACAGCCGGTTTTCCCCCGGCTGTTTTCATATAAATAATAGGAGGTACTAGGGAGATGAGTAATATGGCAAAGAAAACAACGACGAGTTTTAATATTGACAGGGCTATTAGCAGGATTGCTAAACCATCTGTATTTGATCGTATAGTAAAAGAAATAGATGCTAAAGAGATTCCATCAAAGTATATAGAACAGATCCTTGTTCAATATTACGACGGTAATGTTGTTGAACTGAAGGGTGAAGAATTAACTCATCCTATCCCTGTAAACAAAAATGCTACATGGGAAGTTATGGAAGATTCATTTAAGAAAATGAGAGATGTAAAAATCTTCATTAACACAGACAAGCTAGAAAAAGATATAAATGAATTGGTTGAAGTATATTTAGGAAATCATTGTTAAGCACTGAACCTCTTTTCTAACCATTCGAAATCATTGATCAACCTGAGCTTCTCAGGTTGATCCTTATGTGCTTTACCGAACCCGGCGCCATCAATAGCACCCATTATAGCAAAATCCCCAAATTCTCTATCTTCTCCCTTTGTACACCAAACAGCCAATCGATGTTCTGTTTCTGTATTATCCTGATTTGGGATTATCTTAGAAGCAAGTTTCACACATTCTCTAAACCCACTGCGCCATGCAGAGAATGGATCTGTATTAAACTTAGTAATATTACTTACTTCCGGAATCACCTTAAGACTCTTTGATACAGTTGTCGTAAAGTCAATCGGAGAGCCTAGATATGTTTTTAATGCCTTTGTAGGAAATAATTTTACTCCACCATAACCATATTCCAAATCATTTACTGGATTATGTGAATGCCATACATGAACAAAAGTATCCTCGAGTGGATGAGGTTGAAAATCAAATTTGAATGTAGATAAGATTTGTGCATCAGCATCAACTACGTAGAACATCTCTGTTTCTGCTAAACGGGCCGCTAATTTATGCGCTCTTAGAATACCTTTTTCATTATGTAATCTTTTTGTTCGAGGGAATCTCTCTTTTAATTTTTCGTAATTTGCCTCGGCATACTCTTCATCGTAGCTTAAGAATACAATATCAAAGACTGGGTAAGTATAAATCTTTTCAGTATGAATTCTAAGTCTTATATTTCCATTTTCTAATTCTTTATCACAGAACTCAGTAGGATTTTCTAATACAGCATCTGTGTTATATAATCTAACCGTGCTATCATTATCCCAGATATGAACATAATCTTCGTTTTCTTCGGGTCTGTAGTAAAAGTCGAAACTGGGAAATAGGATTTCCTTGTCAGTCTTAATCACATAGAAATATTGCCCAATACAACTGGACGCCATTTGTGTTATTATCCTTGTCGTAAGTTCTAAATTATCGGAGTAAATTTTTTCGATTTCTCCAACCCTCTCACATATCTTATCTGCTATGTGTTCAGTTTGAAAGTCATAAAGTATAAAAATAGTCTGCTTCATAAGGATCCGTTAAGTATAGTGTTATTTATCTTGCTTCTGTTGACTTAAAATAGAATTATACATTATAATACTCGTAATATCAAGGAATGTCATGAAAAATTTATTTGCCACATTGGTTGCTGTATTTGCTATGTCTTCGGTAGTAGCCGAAGATACGAGCTGGAAAATTACAGAAGTACCGGGCAAAGATAAAGCAATTGTCGGGTATATCTACCATGTTGGTGCAGTAGGTACGCAAGTAGGTGCCAAGACTGAAAAAGTTGTCACAAGTCTACGATTTGTATGTTCAACAAAGATTTCTACTCAGAGAGATAATGATCCGCTTATCGTTCTATACTGGAATACAATGACTGGCGTCAGCACGCAACATGTTCTATCAAGAACTTCAGCAGATCCTCTTGATCGTATATTTCAATGGGAACAGGATGGTCCTCTCTTGATACGATCGGTAAATGAATCTAAAGATATAATTCAGAAGATGAGACTTAGTAAAAATATATCTTTCACATGGTTAGGTAATGATGCTGTGCGCCGTACAACAATATTTGATCTTCGCACCTTTGATTCACATTTAGGCGAATTCAATGCATTATGCAAGACAGAATTATAAATAGGTATATAACCCCCTGGACTATACTATGAAATACTTTTCGAACAATCTACGCTTCGTAGTTGTTCTCTCAGTGATATTTGCTATCTTTCTAACAAACTGGATAGTTGAGAATGAAACAACAGAGTTAGATCGTGAATCCTTACACTTCGATCATAATGTTGCCAATATAAAGAGTATAGACGCGCAATTTGCTAATAAGAAGCTATATCTTAATGTGCATCTTAATCAAGATACTTCTTGTAAAGAAATTATGAATTCTCTGGCTATACAGCCTTTAATAGTGAAAGGTAAGATCTATACACCGAGCTGCCACCGCATCGATATATCATTGATTAAGATTGTATATGTTGAAGTTGTAGAAGCATGAAGGAATTTGTATTAGTTGAGTTTCTAACCCTTCTGGCAGATAAATTGCTGCTCATGGGAAAACTTGAAGAATTAGGAAATGATTTTGAGCTTATTAAGTCCGATTATGAATGGGACATGGCAGATGATTTAACTCCTGACTACGAATGGGTTCGGATATCTGGGCGTATCAATTCGGCCTGTGCAACCGTAATTAAATTGCAGGATCCTTTTCTTTCGGAACGTATGCGTATCTCGTATATCCCCGAAGACCTAAAGAATAAATACCGCACGTGAAACAGATAAATACTGGATGACCACTATAGCACAAATCCAGGCATTGCCAACAAGTCCATTTGAAGGTAGTGGGCTGGTTGCAATTGTTATTACAAGCGGTGTTCCTAGCTACTTCAAACTCACAGGATCAGAATTGAATAGAATTGTTTCGTTCAATTGGTATCCTAAGAATCCTGCAAGCGTTATGTTTGAAACAAGGAAACTTATTCTTGTTGACAACACATATGGCACATTTATGGTTCGAGTAATGGATAATTTCTTAAACATAAATGATCGAGGCGGCAGAATTAGCTTCCAATTAGATGATGGAACAGTTATATCTGCACCAGTAG